TTGCAAAAGTTTTTTGCCGGCGATGCAGAGGTACTTGAAACTCTCCGCGTTCATCACCTGAACTTGCTTCGGGGCCTGATTGAGCTGCGCCGCAATGAGATGGCTTCAGCGTCCTTGACCGCAGCAAGGGACATCGTGCGGCTGGAGGCTGAAATCGCAGCACTGGAAGGTGCGCACCAGGGAGCTGCAGCATGACCGCCGCCCGCGCCACCCTGGGAGCCTTTGCCTTCGCCACCCTGATCTTCGGCGCCATCCGCTGCACCGGTGAGCCCACCGAGGCTGTGGCCATGCAAGACGTGGCCGCCGAGGTCGAGGCCATGGCCGTTGAAGCGGCCCAGCTCCAAGCCGACCTTGAACTGATGGTGCGCCAGCACTGCGACCGCCTTCACGGTGATCGGGCCCAGGTGCTGCGGGTTGCTGGCGAGGGGCATCTGGTGTGCCGCCGTCGCGGAGAGGTGCTGTGATGGCTCAACCCACCGACCGCGAACTGCTGGAACGTGCCGCCGTGGCCTATTGGGGCAGCGAAATCGACGACGTGTGCTCGATTCGCTGGCTTGAAGAAGAGCAGGCCATCGGCTACACGCACGCCGACAACCAAGACCACAACGGCGTGGACCGAGAGTTTGTCTGGAACCCGCTCAAAAGCAAGGACGACGCCTTCAGCCTGATGGTGAAGACGAAGCTGCACATCGGCCTGGAGAGCGTGACCGTATCCGCCTGGGCGTCCGACTGCTACGGGAACTTCCAGACCGAGATATTGAGCCATCGCGGGGATGAAGCTGCAACGTGCCGCGCCATCGTGCGCGCCGCTGCCGCCAAGGTGAAGGGAGGTGCCCTGTGAGCGCCGCGCAGCACACGCCGAACCCAAACTACCTACAGGTAGGTGATGAAGTCGCCGACAGCCCCGTTGGCCCTGGCGTCATCACTGGCATCACCGATGCCGGATACCCGCAGGTCAACCACGTAGCTGTCGCCTGCCTTGTGCGCTCTGATGGCAAGAAATTCGACCCACACGGTCACTACGCCAAGGCCGCCGGCCAGGAAGCGAGGTCGGCATGAGCGAACCGCTGAACCCCGCCCTGGGCTGCAACTACGAGGCCCCGACCTTCGGCGCACGCTACCCCGACGGCACCTGCATCGATGGCTACATGTGGGACTTGGACAGCGGCGACGGCGATGGGATGCTGGACTGCGGTGGCGACGAGCCCTGCCCGTGGTGCAACACCGTCGAGTTCTTGGAGTGGCAGGGCCTCGTGCTCGCCGGGAATGCCCGTCAACGCCGCGTTGCCCGCCGGGTCGAAGTCCGCCGAGTGCGCGCCTGGGCCGAAGCCAGGTCTTCGTTCGCACCTGCTGGCCGCCGTGAAGGAGTGCGGACATGAGCACGCCCTGCACCACTTGCGCCCGCGACCCCGAGCGCATGAACAGCCAGATCGCCGAATGCTCGCACGTCGAGTGTCCGCACCGCCGCCATGCCTGGAGCGAGCGCCCGACGCCGGCCCAGCTTTTCAAGGGCCCCTGGCCCAAGAACGACAGCCGCGACCCGCTGCCGCTGGACAAGGCCATCAAGAAGGGCGGCACCCGATGACCACCTACCCCACCGAGAGCCGCAGCGAGCGCATCAAGCGCCGCCTGGCCTACGCCTTAGTCATCGCTGGCAGCGCCCTTCTGGCATCTGCCGCCGCTTTCGCCATTGGCCGCATTGGCGGCTGACCACTTCACCACCACCCGAGAGAACCATGAACGACATCGTCACCCAATCCGCCCTGGCGCCTGCCCTGATGCAACCCATGGGCATCGAAAGCGCATCCACCGCAGTGGCCGCCCAGGCCAAGGCCATGGTCGAGTCCCGCTACGTCATGGCCATGCGCAACCCGCGCAACATGGACCAGGTGCGGCTGGACCTGATCAAGGAGTGCCGCCGCCCGTCCTTCGCAGACAACAAGTCCACCTACTACGTCAAGCCCATCGGCCAGGGCGTCGAGGGCCTAGGCATCCGCTTCGTCGAGGTGGCGCTGCGCTGCATGAAGAACGTGCTGGTCGAGACCACCATGATCTTCGAGGACGAAATCAAGGAAGTGCACCGCGTCAGCGTCACCGACCTGGAAGCCAACATCACCTACCCGCTGGACGTGCGCGTCAGCAAGACGGTGGAGCGCAGCAAGCCCAACGATGACGGCACCTACCTGAGCGTGCGCACGAATAGCCGCCAGAAGCCGGTCTACACGGTGCTGGGCACCGACGACGACATCCTGAACAAGCGCGGCGCGCTGATCTCCAAGGCCATCCGCACCATCGGCCTGCGCATCATCCCCGGCGATCTGCAGGACGAGGCCGAGCAGATCATCAAGCAGGTGCGCCTGGACAAGGCTGCCCAAGACCCGGACGCCGAGCGCCGCCGCATCGTGGACGCCTTCGCCGACCTGGGCGTCAACGCCACCGACCTGACCTCCTACCTGGGCCATCCCATTGCCCAGTGCTCGCCGGCCCAGCTGGTGCACCTGCGCGGCATCTACGGTGCCATCAAGGACGGCGAGGCCACCTGGCAGACCGTCATGCAAAACAAGGCCGAGGCCGCTGGCGGTGAAGGTGGCCCCAAGGGTGGCCCTGCCCTGCCCCCCTGCAGCACCGAGCGCTTCGCCAAGAACCTGCCGGGCTGGAAGAAGCAGATCAACGAGGGCGGCAAGGTCTCCGACCTGCTGGCCATGTTGGCCACGAAATACACGCTGTCGCCCGAGCAGCTGGCGCAGATCAACGCCCTCACCCACCCCGAGCCCGGCAGCCAAGAGGCCGGCGCCACTGATCCCACCACCACCAACGAAGAAGGCCAGCAATGAAAGTCCACAACGTAGTCCAAGGCAGCCGCGAATGGCTGCAGCTCCGCGCCAGCGTCGACGGCACCGCCAGCGAGGCACCCGCCGTCATGGGCGCATCCAAGTATCAGACCCGCGAGGGCTTGCTGAAGCAGAAGGCCACCGGCATCACGCCCGAGGTCGACGAGAACCAGCAGCGCCGCTTTGACGCCGGCCACGAGACCGAAGCCCTGTTCCGCCCCATCGCCGAAGACATCATCGACGACGAGCTGTACCCGTGCACCGGCACCATCGAGGTGGACGGCATGGTCCTGCTGGCCAGCTTCGACGGCCTGACATCCGACCGCACCATCGGCTACGAGCACAAGCTGAGCAATCAGAAGCTGGCGGCCGACATCAAGGCCAACGGCGAGCCCGGCCCGACCTACTACTGGCAGATGGAGCACCAGCTGCTGGTCTCCGGCGCCGAGAAAATCCTGTTCGCCACCAGCGACGGCACGCTCCATGGCGCGACCTACTGCTGGTACACCAGCAAGCCCGAGCGCCGCGCCGCGCTGATCGCCGGCTGGAAGCAGTTCAAGGCCGACCTGGCCATCTACAAGCCCACCGCTGCGACGCCGACCGTGGTGGCCGCGCCCACCGAGAGCCTGCCCGCCGTGTCGGTGCTGATGTCCGGCGAGCTGGCCGTCCAGTCCAACCTGCCCGAGTTCGCCACCGCGCTGCGCGCCTTCATCGACAAGATCCCAGCCAAGCCCGAGACCGACCAGGAATTCGCCGACACCGAAGCCGCGTGCAAGGCCCTGAAGAAGGCCGAGGACGCGCTGGAAGACGCCGAGAACAGCGCGCTGGCGCAAATGTCCAGCGTCGAGGAGATGCGCCGCGTGGTGGGCGACCTGCGCACCCTGGCGCGCACCACCCGCCTGGCCAAGGAAAAGCTGGTAGCGGCCCAGAAGGACGCCATCCGCGAGCGCATCGTCAGCGACGCCCGCAAGGCGCTGACGGCCCACATCGCCGGCCTGAACGAGAGCCTGGGCAAGCCATACATGCCCGACGTGCCCGCCGACTTCGGTGGCGCCATCAAAGGCAAGCGCACCATCGACAGCCTCCGGGAAGCCACCGGCGTGGAGCTGGCCCGCGCGAAGGCGGCAGCCAACGAAATCGCCACGCGCATTCAGGTCAACCTGAACTTCATGCGCGAGCGCGCCGCCAAGCACGCCTTCCTGTTCGCCGACACCGCCAGCTTGGTGCTGAAGGCTGCTGATGACCTGCAGGCCGTGGTGACCAGCCGCATCGCTGAGCACGACCGTCAAGAAGCTGAGCGCCTGGAAGCAGAGCGCGCCCGCATCCGCGACGAAGAGGCTGCCCGCCTCCGTCGCGAAACCGAACAGGCCGCAGCCCTCGCCGCCTCTACACCAGCGCCGGCCCCTGCTCCGGTAGCAGTGGCGCCAGCTCCGGTAGTAACGCCTGCAGCTCCGGTAGTAACGGCCCCTGCCCCAGACGTTTCGCCCGTCACCGCCGTGGCCACAGCGCCGGCCGCCAACAGCACCGTGGTGCCCATCACCCGTACCGCCAGCAACAAGAAGCTGCGCCTGGGCGAAATCTGCGAGGCCCTGGGCTTCTCGGTGACCGCCGACTTCCTTGGCCGCCTGGGCTTCCAGCCCGCCGAGACCGAGCGCGCCGCAAAGCTGTACTGGGCCGACGACCTCCCCCGCATCTGCCAGGCACTGATCAACCACCTGACCGCCATCGGCCAGCGCGCCGCCGCCTGACCTTCACCGCCACCAAACAGGAGCACATCTTGAACACCGCCCTCTTTTACGACACCGAGACTTCCGGCCTTCCACTTTTCAGCGAGCCCAGCGAAGACCCGCGCCAGCCCCACATCGTCCAACTGGGCGCCCTGCTGGTGGACCTGGACACCGACAAGACGCTGGCCAGCATGGACGTGATCGTTCGCCCGCACGGCTGGACGATTCCCGACGAGGTGTCCGCCATCCACGGCATCACCACCGAGATGGCCATGGACCTGGGCATCCCCGAGGGTACGGCCGTCGAGATGCTGCTGGAGATGTGGCGCCCGAGCGCGCCGCGCCTGCGCATCGGCCACAACGAGTCGTTTGACGCACGCATCCTGCGCATCGGCCTGATGCGCCACTGTGACGCCGAGATGGCCGACCAGTGGAAGGCCGGCAATGCCGAATGCACCGCCGTGCTGACCACCAAGCTGTGCGCCCTGCCGCCCACTGAGGCCATGCGCCGTACAGGCCGCAGCCACTTCAAGACGCCCAAGCTGACCGAGGCCTACCGCCACCTGTTTGGTCGCGAGCTGCAGAACGCCCACAGCGCCATGGCCGACGCCCAGGCCTGCCGCGAGGTCTACCAGCACGTCAAGCGCCCGGCCCCCGAGGCCCTGGCTGCCTGACCACAACCAGTTTTGGGGCGGCACGCCGCAGGGATTGAACCGTCGGGGACTGTGAAGGTGGAACGCCGACAGCCCCAGCCGACATCAACGGCGAACGGAACCACCCAGCGCCGGGCCGACCAAGCCAGCCGCCCCACCCATCCACACCAAAAGCCCACCACCATGCACTTCCAACTCGAAAAGCCCACCCAGCTGGTCTGCTCCAACGCCAACACCCGCACCGAGCTGCACGGCGAAGAACGCGTCCGCGCCATTGACCTGGCCTTCACCCTGACCGGCGAAAACACTCTGCTGGACCTCATCCTGCCGGGCCTGCGCGAACACCACTTCTGCAACACCGCCCTGAAGGCCGGACAGGAGGTGCTGCCCGGCGTCCTGATCCCCCTGCCCAACCTGCGATTCCCCAAGCTGACCCAGAGCTACCACTTCGCCAAGGGCGAGCGCTGGCGCGGTTACCGCTTCGTCTGGGACTGGGGAACCGAAGGCGCCCACGTGGACTTCCGCGACGCCGTGCTGAGCAACCTGCACTACGAGCTGATCGAGGGCGGTTCCTGCAAGGTGTTCTTCACCGTCCAGTACAACGGCGAGGAACTGGCGAACAACGACCTCTACGGCGAACTGGCGGGCCTGGCCAGCATGGGCGAGGTCTACATCCAGCTGCTGCCACCGGTCGAACTGCAGCCGGCCAAGAAGGGGTACCGCGCCGGCAAGCCCGACACGCCGCCCAAGGCCAGCGGCTCCGACGACGACGATTCGGACGACATGTTCCCGGATGACGAGGGCGGCGAAGGCGAAGGCGACGAAGGCCCGGCCGAGCAAACCCCCGAGGGCGCCCTGGCAGCAGCCGTGGCCGGTGAAGGTGACGACAAATGAGCGAAGCCGTCTACCGCCTGGACGACGTGCGCCTCAAGGCCTTGGCCTACCTGCGCAAGCACGGCGCCAGCACCTTGGAGCAGATCGCCACCGGCTTGGGGCTGCCCGACTGGGCCGTCCGCCCTGCCCTTGAAGCCGCCCAGATCGCCGACCTGGCCGCGCCCACCGCTGATGGCGTGTGGGCCATTCAACAGCAGAAGGTGGCAGCGTGAGCAAGCGCTTCAAGATCGTCCACAGCGAAGACGCCATGACGGTCCTGGTCGAAGGTGATCGCCGCAATCCAGAGCCGTCCACCGTGGTGGTCAAGTTCCCCGGCGGTCACATCGAACTGGCGCGCTGCAGCGATGACACCTACTGGGCCCACCTCCAGGTGGTGGACGGCTCCAACATCGTTGCCAGCCGTATCGACTACCAGCACGGCGCGACCGTTTCAGTGGCCGCCCTTCCGGATGGGGCGCTTGCCCAGAAGGTGGCGCTGCGCGTTGCCAACAACGTCCCCCACTTTGACCCGGACCGTTGATGAACACGACCACCTGGCTCAACCGCTGCCACTTCGGCGACGTGCGTGAAGTACTGCGCCGCATGATCGCCGACGGCGTGAAGGTGAACACCATCGTCACCAGCCCGCCCTATTGGGGACTGCGCGACTACGGGCACCCGGGCCAGATCGGCCTGGAGCCCACGGTGCACGAGTTCATCGACACCCTGGTCGAGGTCTTCGACCTGGCCTGGCAGGTGCTGGCTGACGACGGCACGGCCTGGGTGAACATGGGGGATAGCTACGTGGGCAACCGTGGTACAGCCTGGGGCCCATCACCCAGCACCACGGATGCGCGAGCCATGACTGCCAGTCGGCGCCGCGATGATGAGCAGATCCCGCGCAGTGACGTTCGCGTCGTCGGCCTGAAGTCCAAGGACATGGTCGGCCAACCCTGGCGCCTGGCCTTCGCGCTACAAGACGCCGGCTGGTGGCTGCGCCAGGACATCATTTGGGCGAAGCCGAACCCCATGCCCGAGAGCGTGCGCGACCGGTGCACCAAGGCCCACGAATACATCTTCTTGCTGAGCAAGTCGGAGAAGTACTACTTCGACTTCGAGGCCTTCCAAGAGCCGGTGACCGGCGGTGCGCACCCTCGGCGCCCATCCAATGGCGTGGGCTTCGGCCACGGCTACGACGCGGGATCTCGCGAGCGCGGCCGCATCACCAAACCATCGGGCTGGAACACGGGCGCCACGGGGCGCGCCCACGACGAGCTGGTCGGTCGGTACAGCCCCGAGCGCAAGCTGGCTCAGGAAGTCTCTGGCGTGAAGAACAACGGAAGCATGGACGAGGCGCTGGCCACCATGCCCGAAGTGCGCAACCGCCGCAGCGTCTGGACCGTGCCCACCGAGGCATTCAAGGGCGCCCACTTCGCCACCTACCCCACCAAGCTGATCGAGCCCTGCATCCTGGCCGGCGCACCTGCTGGCGGCATCGTCCTCGATCCCTTCTTCGGGTCTGGCACCACCGGGCAAGTCGCCCAGCAGCTTGGCCGCCAGTTCATCGGCATCGAGCTGAACCCCGAATACGCACTGCTGCAGGCCGAGCGCCTGCGCCAACCCTCTCTCAACCTGGAAGCCGCCTGATGAAGCGCGACATCTTCACCCAAGCCCTGGACCTGGGCTCCGAACTCATCATCGACAACTTCGCTGGCGGCGGTGGCACCAGCACCGGCTTGGAGCAGGCATTTGGCCGCCCGGTGGACATCGCCATCAACCACGACCCCGAGGCGCTGGCGATGCACGCCATCAACCACCCGCATACGCGCCACCTGTGCGAATCGGTGTGGGACGTGGACCCGATCAAGGTCACAGGCAACCAGCCAGTGGGCCTGGTGTGGCTGTCACCTGACTGCAAGCACTTCTCCAAGGCCAAGGGCGGCACACCGGTGGCAAAGCACATCCGTGGCCTTGCCTGGGTGGGCATGCGCTGGGCAGCGCTGACGAAGCCGCGCGTGATGATGCTCGAAAACGTTGAGGAGTTCACGACCTGGGGCCCGTTGATCGTCGGCGCTGATGGCAACGCCCGACCCGACCCTGCGCGCAAGGGCAAGACCTTCGAGAGCTTCGTTCGCCAGTTGCGCGGCCATGGCTACCAGGTGGACTGGCGGGAACTGCGGGCCTGTGACCAGGGAGCACCTACCATCCGCAAGCGACTGTTCCTCGTCGCGCGCCGCGATGGTCTACCCATCACATGGCCCCAGCAGGAGCACGGCAAGCCCACCAGCCGCGAGGTGCTGGCCGGCAAGATGGCGCCCTGGCGCACGGCGGCCGAGTGCATCGACTTCGACATCCCGGCCGCCAGCATCTTCGACCGCAAGAAGGAGCTGGCCACCAACACCCAGCGCCGGGTTGCCAAGGGACTGTGGCGCCACGTGCTGACCAGTGCCAGCCCCTTCATCGTTGGCGTGGGCGGCCGCATGGGCCAGTCACCCGAGCGCAGCGTCCACCAGCCGGTGCAGACGATCACCGCCAAGGCCGACTCGTGTCTGGCCCAGCCCGTGCTGGCACCGTTCCTGAACGAGCACGCCAACGCGAGCAACCAACGCACCATGCCGGCAGACGAGCCGCTTCGCACGGTTTGCGCACAGGTCAAGGGCGGCCACTTCTCCGTGGTGGCGCCGACGCTGGCCCCCATGCGAGGCACCAGCGAGGCCCACCTGGGCGGCCACGACGTGCAGGCTCCGCTGTCCACGGTATCGGCTGGCGGCACACACCACGCCCTCGTGGGCGCCAACCTGATCACCATCGGCTACGGCGAGCGGCCGGGCCAAGACGCGCGCACCCATGACCTGCAGGCCCCGCTGGGCACCGTGGTGGCCGGTGGCGTGAAGCATGGGCTGGCCGCTGTGCACCTCACCCACCTGACCCACCACGGCGACCGCAGCGGCACGGCCGCCGACGAACCTCTGCCCACGATCACCTGCGCCAACCGGGGTGAACAGGCGCTGATTGCGGCCCACCTGGTGGACATGGGCCACGGTGAAGGCAAGGACGGTGGCAAGCGCTTCAGCCACGGCGTGCGGTCGCTGGAGCAGCCCCTGAACACGGTCACGGCCAGCGGCGCCACCAGCGCGGTCGCGGCGGCGTTCTTCGAGCAGGCCAACGGCGGTTTCTACGATGGCCAGGGCCGGCCTGCGGACGCCCCCATGTCCACCATCACGGCCGCCGGCAGCAACCAGCAGCTGGTGATGGCCTACTGCGTGAAGTACTACAGCAGCGGCGGCCAGTGGCAAGGCCTGGCCGAGCCAATGCACACCCTACCCACCAAGGGCCGCATGGGTCTGGTGCAGGCGGTACAGGTGCCGGCCGACTGCCTGGCGCCCGAGCACCGCGAGCGGGCCCGCAAGTGCGCGGCCCTGCTGCACACCCACCTTCCCGAGCACTTCCCCGAGCAGGCCGACATGGTGCTGATGGGCGAATGGGTGCTGGTGGACATCACGCTGCGCATGCTGAAACCCCGCGAGCTCTACCGGGCCCAGGGCTTCCCCGCCGATTACGTCATCCACGAGATACCTGACCCGGACGTGCTGTTCAAGGACGGCATCCAGGCAGCGCACCCGCTGGAGGTGCCTCGGATTCCTTTGTCGGCCACGGCCCAAGTCCGCATGTGCGGCAACAGCGTGTCACCTCCCCAGGCTGCGGCACTGGTGCGGGCTAACTTCGCCCACGAGCGCCAGATCTACGGGAGGGCTGCAGCGTGAGCCTACTCCACGCCGACGCGGTCCCGAATGGCTCCGCAAATCCAATTCTCAACCTCGACCCCGAGTTGAGGCTCTGCAAGTGCGGGGCCAGTGACCGTGATTTGAGGCTGGCCGACCAAGTCGCCATTTGCACTCCAAACCTTACCCACCCAACTCGTTGGGGAGTATTCGACCTCAAAGCGAAACACAGGCCCGTCATCACCGCGTTTGCATGTGCCAGAGATTTTCGCCATCGCCACCTCCAGTTGAAAGCCACAGTATGACCCACCGAATCACCCAGCAAGAGGCCGAAGAACTGGCCAAGAAGGCGGTCACGGACTACATCACCGCGTGTGCACTTCAGGACACCAGCCAGATCGGCGACGTCCTCATGAAATTGGTCAGCGTGGCCGGCGTGGTCATGGCCCAGGCCGAGGGCAGCGATGCCGCGTATCAGCGCCTGGCCGGTACCGCCGAATTCATCGCCAAGAACATGCCGGCCCAACCCGCCACCTTGAGGCCCGTCCAATGAGCACCACCAAGACCTTCACCGGGTCGCCAACAGACATTGGCGGCACGGTCTTCATCGACATCGCGATGCCTGTCATCGCCCAGGCATCGAAGCAGATGGATGCCAAGCAGCTGGTCCAGCTCTACAGCGGGTTCGTGGGTGCCGCATTTGGCTGCCTTGAAGCCGACTTCGGCAAGGACATGGCAGCAGCCATCGCGCTGCAGCTGGCGCAGAGCTACGCGGCCCAGCCGCCCATTGATGAAAGGCCTGTCCAATGAAAGAAATCCCCATCCTTTTCAGCGCCCCGATGGTGCGCGCCCTGCTGGCTGGCACGAAGACGCAGACGCGGCGGGTGGTGAAGCCGCAGCCGCCTGCCGACGGGGACCGGAACTGCGGGTATAGCGCCCCGGTGTGGGGATGGACGCGCAACGAGATGCCCAGCGCTGAGTGGCACAAGGTGCGCTGCCCATACGGACAGCCCGGCGACCGGCTTTGGGTGCGGGAGGCGTGGCGCAGCACTGGAGACGGAGGTCGCTGCGATCACATGCCACCGCGCGACATGCAGGCACATCACGTCTGGTACGAGGTGGATGGCAAAGCTCCGCAAGACGAGTGTGTTGGCAAGTTGCGGCGATCGATGTTCATGCCCCGCTGGGCCAGCCGCATCACTCTGGAAGTGACCGAGGTGCGCGTTGAGCGGCTGCAGGACATCAGCGATGCGGATGCCATCGCAGAGGGCATTGAGTCGTTCACCGACTTCCTGCCATCGGGCCATTGGCGCCGTTACGACAAGGCGACGTTCAACAGCTACGTCAGCAGCCCGGTGGACTCTTATGCGTCGCTCTGGGAATCCATCAACGGCGCCGGCTCCTGGGAGGCCAACCCCTGGGTCTGGGCCGTGTCTTTTCGGAGGATCACACCATGAACACCACCCTCAAATGCCTGCGCTGCGGGCGCGACGGCCACCTACCTGCAGACTGCAACGTGCCGGTCTTGCCTGACGACCGCGTGCTGGCCACCGAAGCGGACGCCCTGACCATCGCGGCCAACTTCAAACGCTTCGCCCAGGACCACGCCCCGGATGGCTGGCCTGCCGTCCAACAGCGCCAGTTGAGCGAAGCCGCCGCCATGCTCCTCACCCAGCATGAGCGCATCGCCGCGCTGGAGGCCCAGGTTGCGGCACTGCGCAAGGAGAACGGAAAGCTGCAGGAGTTGGTCAGCGTCGTCCATCACGCCTGTCAGACCACCATGACCAGCATCGGCATGGACAGGCTTTTCAAAACTGCCGGCATCGCGCCAGACAAGGGGGCGGCATGAAGTGCGAACACTGCGGCTGGCGCACCGCCATGCGCGACATGATCGTCTGCCGACACTGCTGGAAGCACATTTTCGGGCCCGAGGACATCGGGTCGGAAAGGAGCGCTTGATGGCCTGCCCAAACTGCGGATGCAAGGTCTGCTACCAATACGACGACCAGGACGTGGGCCCCAGCGACGAAAACCTGGAGCGCTGCTCGGCCTGCGGCCACATCTTCGACATCGTGGACCACACACCTGAAGACGAGGAAGAACAGACATGACCTCGAACGCGACAGCGACCACCACCACTGGGGCCACGGTGCCCGCGAGCCCTGACGCCATCCTGCGTGCGATGCGCGAAATCGACCTGCTGCCAAAGAACAAGGATTGGCTGCTCATGGACCCCGCAGGCAACTGCTGGAAGACCGACGACATCGCCATTCTCATGGGCATCCTGGTGCGCCACCACCCACTCATGAGGCCGGTGTTCCCCAATTTCAACGAAGGAATCTGACCATGTCCAAGCGAGCCCGCCAGCGCCGCGACAAGCGTCAACCCTGGCCAGACCAGGAACAACCCGACCTCAACGGAGCCGCACCATGCTGAACACCAACCGCGATGTGCACCTGCATGCTGTGCCGTCAACCACCCCGGCCGCCAACGATGTGTGCAACTTGCCAGACAAAGTGCAGCCATTCACGCTGATGCACCCCCGCCACGTCACGATAGAGTGGGCGGCTGCACTGATCGGCCTGACACCCCCGGCCATCCGGGCCAAGATCGCCCGCGGCGACTGGGTCGAGGGCCGCCAGTACCACCGGCGTGACGGCCGCGTTTTCATTGATCTCAAGGGGTACGAGCGATGGGTAGAGGGTCAGGCGTAGAGGTTCGGGACAGTTCCATCCGCATCCTGTTCACGGTGGATGGCAAGCGGTACCGACAGACCCTCAAGACGGACGGCAAGCCCATGGCGCCCACGCCGGGCAACGTGAAGTATGCGAACAAGCTGGCCGAGGAAATCCGCCAGCGCATCCGCTACGGCACCTTCACCATGGCCGAATACTTCCCCGACTCGGCGACCACCACCAGCGGCGAGGTGGAAACCGTGGGCCAGCGGCTGGAGACCTTCATGGGCCTGCAGATCGGCAAGGCCAGCTCAACTCTCAAGGGCTACCGGGTGGCAGCAGACTGGTGGAAAGCCCAGATCGGCAGCAAGCCACTGCCAGCCCTCGTGCACAGCGACGTGCTCACGGCCCTGGCCAGCGAGCCCGACTGGACCGGCAAAACCCGCAACAACAAGGTCAGCGTCCTGCGCCAGGCCCTGGTGCTGGCCATCCGCGACGGCGTCATCCGCTCCAACCCGCTGGAAGGATTGGAGGCCTTCAGTCACCAGACGCCCGAGCCCGACCCATTCGACCGCGACGAGGCCGAAGCCATCATCGAGTGCCTGACGAAGCACTACCACCCACAGGTCGGCAACTACTTTGGTGCCAAGTTCTTCACCGGGCTGCGCACCAGCGAGAGCATCGCCCAGCAATGGGCCTGGCTGGACACCCGCAAGAACGAGCTGGCCGTCAGCGCCGCCGTGGTGCTGGGCGAGCTCAAGGCTTCGACCAAGACCAATCAGGTCCGCATCATTCAGCTCAACAGCCGGGCCATGGACTTCTACCGCGACCAGAAGGCCCACACCTTCATGAAGCCCGAGGGCTGGATCTTCAACGACCCGAAGACGGGCGAACGCTGGGTCGATGACTGGACGCCCCGCCGCATGTACTGGGAGCCAGCCCTGAAGCGCCTGGGCATCCGGTACCGCAGCCCGTACCAGACCCGCCACACCTATGCCACCATGCTCCTGATGGCCGGCGTGACGCCCGCCTTCGCTGCCCGACAGATGGGCCACAGCGTCGAGATGTTCCTGCGCATCTATGCCCGCTGGATCGACGGCGGCCACAACGCGCTGGAGATGGGCAAGCTGGAAGGTTTGCTGGGCACCAGCACAGTGAAGCAACAGCGCGTAAGCTGAGTTTGTCCCTGGCGTGTCCCCGGGTTTTTCTCAGGACGCGCTAAGCATTTGATTCGATTGGCTTTTTTCTGGCCTGCCCGGAGGGACTCGAACCGTGGATGGTGCGTTTTCCTGAAAAACCCTGCACAACATTTGGGCACCTTCTCTCTGAGCGCTGATGTTCAGATTTTCTGGGTTGTGCAGCTTTGTCCCTGGATTTGTCCCCAGAGTCACGGAAGGCTGGCGAGCGTATCAGAATTTGATACGGACGGCGGCCAGACTACGGTTGGAAAGGATGGACAACCATGAAACCCACCCAGTTCTGGAGCTGGTCTCTCAAAGATTTTGACGGGCGCAAGCGTTACGTCGTGCGTGGAAAGTACACCGAGGACGAGGCCCATCGGTACTTTCCCAATCAGGACCCCCAGAAGGTTGAAGGGTCAGTGGAGGTCAGAGACTTGCCGGAAACAGTTGAGGAAACGCAGGCCATGCAGACCAGCACCTCGCTCACCAAGTGGCACCTTGAGCAAAAGGCACTCAAGCAGCAGGCAGAGAATCCAGCAACTCCACCGCCGGCGCCCTGAGCAGCTGCTGCGCGGCGGCAACCGTCCCGGCCAGCCACTGATCGACGTCAGCGGCCTCGATGGCCACCACAGAGCGCTTGTCCTGCTGGTCGGGTGGGAATTTCGGGTCGGGCTTGTGCATGCGGCTCATGATCGGGTGGTCATCCGCGTTGACCGTCAGCATGGTGTAGCTCTCGTGCAGCTCGCCGGTGGCCTTGTCTACCCAGGTGTTCCACAGTCCGGCCAGGCCCCACGGAGCACCGTCGGCACGGCGGAAGGTCCACCACACGTTCTTGCCGGTCTCCCAGCACGGTTCGTCGAAACTTTCAGCAGGGATGATGCAGCGCTGCCCCCGCGCCCACGGGTGCTTGAAGCTGGGCTTGGCCGCCACCTCCTAAGACCTGGCGTTGTTGGTGCTGTAGGGCAGCTTGGGTTCCTTGGCAAACCAAGGGATCAGTCCCCACTGCCCCACTACCAGCTCAAGGCTGTAGCCGGCATCATCGCGAGCACGCCGAACGAACGGACCCGGCGAGCGAGGAAACACGCCACCGCCCGGCCACGGGTTGCGTCCACCGATGGCCCACTCGCGCTCGATGCGGGCGTCGGTGGGAGAGACGTAGCGGTTGCACATGGGCGGCAGGATAGCTCAACGGGGCAAGATTGCTGGTCACCCTTGTGCTAGAACTGCCCCATGACTACACAATTGCTAACCCTGTTGTTGGGCGCCATTGGCGCTCTTGGCGCGATCTTGCTGAAGGAAGCCACTCAACTGGCGATACAGCGGCGGACAATCGCATGGCAGCTGTTCGGCCAGCTTTGGACAATTAAAACGGCGGCTTCCCGTGTTCCTGGTGTTCTCGCTGCCCTCGAAAAAGTAAAGGAGCAGGAGGACGACTTGGCGACCGCTTACACAGAAGGGGCAGCCGAGTACAAAAGGCGCTATGCCGAGCACAGCGGAATGCGCACTGAACTTCGAAAGTTGATACGAGCTGAGGTGCAGGAGCACCTACGTTCCAAGCCTGAGTTGACACCAGCATTGCGAGTAGTCAACAAAGCATCGCAGCAGGTCCTTGCCGACAGCCGCGTCTACTTGATGGAAGGAAAGAGCTTCATCACAGACAGAGACGCTGCAATTCTCGGGCTGCAGGCCGCACTTCACGTCACAAGGTTCAGATCCGCTTGGTCGGCAGTCATGTACGGCCTAGAGGTACTGATAACCATCCAGCTCAATGAGGAGGCTGAAACAGGAACTGAGGTTCAACGCCTCATTGAGAACACAGTCCAGTACGGAGAGGACATGCTTGTGGCGATGGTCCATTTGGAGAGAATCTCTGAGGCCATCACGTCTCGCCCCCTCCTCGCCTTAGTGCGCGAAACTCTGTTCTCAAAATAAAAAGTGCCCGCACACCCCATGCAAGGTGGCGGGCCTGAACGCAGGGGCGGTGGCACCCCACGCGGAGACAACAGGTCAACTAGGCGGCCGGGCCGCGTTCATTTGGTCGAAGATGCGCTCGCAGGTTTGTCCGGCGAGGTGAGCTGCGTCAGCGAATCCAACAGTTCCGTCCGTAGCCTCGTCCAGCCGGC